GGTTAGAAGATTCTTTAGACGTACCTGCAATGCAAGCTAGCATAGCTGCAACTATTCAATCTGAGATTACACCAGTAAACGAAGATCTATATTTCACATGGCAAAATCCAACTCCACCGGTACCACCAGTAGAAGACGAAGATTAATAAGGTAAAGTGCACTTAAAACGTGTAATTATATAAATAACAATTAATTAATAACAATTTAAATTAAATCAACATGGCAGAAGAAGCTAAACAAATGATTTCTGAAAAACAATTAAAAACTATTCAGGAATTAACATCAAAACAAAACGAAATGGTATTACAACTAGGGTCGTTTGAAGTTCAAAAAAGTGCAGTACTAGAACAATTTAAAACAAACAATAAACTTGTTGAAGATTTTAAAAAAGAACTTGAAGAAGAGTTTGGTCAGGTACAAGTAGACTTAAAAACTGGAGAAATCTCAGAACTTCCTTCAGATGACAAGAAGTAATATTAGAAAGATAAGCATCGGGTCAGATTATAAAAATGACGCGATGCATTATTCTGTTGGTCAACAAGTATATGGAGGTCATGAAATATCTCATATACTATTAGACGAACAAGACAAGTCTTATAATATTTTTATTAAAAAAAATTCAGAAGTATTACCATGGAAAAAATTTAATTCTAACATGGCGATATCAGTAGAATACGATTTACAATATTAAATGAATAGTGTATTTAATTTTATAGTTAAACCTTATAATAAAAGGTACGACAATGAAATAAAAGTAGGTAATAAATCTTTAATAGTTAACACTAAAATTGATGATTTTGTTAACGTTAGTAGAAAAGCTATTGTTGTTTCTACGCCTTTAGCTTATAAAACATTCATAAATGTAGGTGATGAAATAATTGTTCATCATAATATATTTAGAAGATGGTATGATATAAAAGGCAACGAACGTAATAGTGCTAAATATTTTAAAGATAATTTGTATTTTGCTCAACCAGATCAAGTTTTTTTATATAAAAAAGACAACAAATGGAAGTCGTTTAATGATAGTTGCTTTGTTCAACCTATAAAAAATGATGACAAATTTAGCACTGATAAAACTAAAAAGCTTATTGGTATATTAAAAATAGGTAATAGCTCCTTAGAAGCGCTAGGAATTAACCCAGGAGACACTGTAGGCTTTAGGCCAAAAAGAGAATGGGAGTTTGCTATCAATGGAGAGTTATTATACTGTATGAAATCTAATGATATTGTAATTAAATATGAACACAAAGAAGACCAAATTAAATATAATTCTAGCTGGGCAAGTAGCCGTAGATGAATTAATAAAAGTAGCCAAAGAACCTATTGTAGACGGTGAAGATGATATAACTGCTGATAGACTTAAAAACGCGGCTGCTACAAAAAAATTAGCTATATTTGATGCTTTTGAAATTTTAACTAGAATTAAAGAAGAGCAAGACATGCTTGATGAAAAACCTAAAGAAGTTAAAAAAGAAACTACATTTCGTGGTTTTGCTGAAGGGAGGTCTAAATAATGTACAAGCAAACTTTATACAAGGTATTACCTGATTATATTAAACCTAAAATTCTTAAACGAATGAACAGGTATAGTAAATGGGAGTATGGATATAATGAAGATCATGATATGATTGTTATATCTAGAACAGGTAAAATTGGAGAGGTTTATGAAATACAAAATCTTAAAATAGCTTTACCTTTAGCAGAAAACATTTATAAGTTTGAAAAAAATAGATGGACTAGATTTGATTATCCTAAAGTATTAAGCAGAATAAAAACGGTTTTTGATTGGAGAGAATACCCAGAAGAGTTTAAAGAAAAATGGTATGATTATATTGATCTTGAGTTTAAAAGACGTGAAGAAGGTTTTTGGTATATAAACAAAGATAAACCTATATTTATAACTGGTACTCATTACATGTACTTGCAATGGTCAAAAATTGATGTTGGCCAACCAGATTTTAGAGAATCAAATAGATTATTTTTTATATTTTGGGAAGCATGCAGAGCAGATGATAGAAGTTATGGTATGTGTTACTTAAAAAACAGACGATCTGGATTTTCATTTATGGCATCTGGTGAAACTGTTAACATGGCTACAATATCAACTGATGCGCGTTTTGGTATATTATCAAAATCAGGTGCTGATGCTAAGAAAATGTTTACAGATAAGGTAGTACCAATATCAGTTAACTATCCTTTCTTTTTTAAACCAATACAAGACGGTATGGATCGACCGAAAACAGAGCTAGCATATCGCGTGCCAGCCTCCAAGTTCACAAGAAGGTCTATAGTATCTACAGAAAAAAATGAAGATCTTGCCGGGCTTGACACAACTATTGATTGGAAAAATACTGGTGACAATGCTTATGATGGTGAGAAACTAAGATTATTAGTACATGATGAAAGTGGTAAATGGGAAAGACCTAATGATATACAAAACAATTGGCGTGTTACTAAAACAACGCTAAGACTAGGTTCTAGAATTATAGGCAAGTGCATGATGGGATCAACATCAAACGCTTTAGATAAAGGTGGTAGAAACTTTAAAAAATTATACGATGACTCAGACGTTACAAAAAGAAATGCTAATGGACAAACTCGTTCAGGACTCTATTCTTTGTTCATTCCTATGGAGTGGAATTACGAGGGATACATTGATTCTTATGGCTATCCTGTCTTCGACACGCCATCAAAAAAAGTGTATGGACCTCATGGAACGCCAATCAAAATTGGGGTTATTGAATACTGGGAAAACGAGGTAGAAGGTCTTAAACAAGACCAAGATGGTTTAAATGAATTTTACAGACAGTTTCCACGTACAACAAAACATGCGTTTAGAGATGAGTCTAAAATGTCTTTATTTAATCTAACCAAAATTTATCAACAAATAGATTATAATGAAGACCTAGAAAGAAATTCAGTTGTTACGACTGGTAGTTTTCATTGGGAAGACGGTGTTCAAGATACTAAAGTTATCTTTGTGCCAAACAAAAACGGTAGATTTAAAGTGTCATGGGTTCCGCCTGTTCATTTACAAAACCAAATATTTGTAAAGCATAACATGAAATATCCTGCCAACGAGCATATAGGAGCTTTTGGTTGTGATAGTTATGATATATCAGGTACAGTAGATGGTAAAGGTTCTAACGGATCTTTGCATGGTTTAACTAAATTTAGCATGGACGAAGCTCCTTCTAATCATTTTTTCTTGGAATATATAGCTAGACCGCAAACTGCTGAAATGTTTTTTGAAGATGTTTTAATGGCTTTGCATTTTTATGGAATGCCAATATTAGCAGAAAACAATAAGCCAAGATTATTGTATTATCTTAAACGTAGAGGTTACAGAAACTTTTCTATGAATAGACCAGATAAAATAAAACTATCAATAACAGAAAGAGAAATAGGTGGCATACCTAACTCAAGTGAAGATATTAAACAAGCTCACGCTGCAGCTATAGAAACTTACATAGAGGATCATGTTGGTGACTTAGGTGAAAGATTTGGTAGCATGTATTTTCAAAGAACACTAGAGGACTGGGCTCAATTTGATATAAATAATAGAACCAAGCATGATGCCTCTATTAGTTCAGGGCTTGCTATTATGGCATGTAATAAAAATAAATATAGACCAATAAATGAAATAATTAGAGAAAAGGTTTCTTTAGGTTTTTCAAAATACAACAATAAAGGAGATTTTTCTAAAATAATAAAATAAATGATTCAAGGAAATTATAACAGTGGTTTTCCAAGTCAGGTGGTACCTGATGCAGAGAAAATGAGTTTAGAATACGGTACTCGTGTAGGTAGAGCTATAGAGTATGAGTGGTTCAGAAGCAATAGAGGTGGTGACAGGTTCTCTATGAATTTTGCTAATTTTCATAACTTAAGATTATATTCTAGAGGAGAACAGTCTATACAAAAATACAAAGATGAATTATCTATTAATGGTGATTTGTCTTACCTTAACCTAGACTGGAAACCTGTACCTATTATACCTAAGTTTGTAGATATAGTTGTTAACGGTATGTCTCAAAGAGATTATGACGTTAAGGCTTATGCTCAAGATCCTGAATCACAAAAGAAAAGAACTAATTACGCTGAAGGTTTATTAAGAGATATACAGGCTAGGTCTTTCTTACAAAAGGCAGAACAAGAAATTGGTATGAATTTATGGACTACTTCAGCTCCAGAAAACTTACCTGAAAATAAAGAAGAGTTAAGTTTGCACATGCAACTTAGTTACAAGCAGTCTATTGAAATAGCAGAAGAAGAAGCTATATCAAATGTAATGGCTCAAAACAAATACATACAGACTAAAAAAAGAATGCTACAAGATTTAGTTGTATTAGGTATTGGTGCTGTAAAAACTAATTTCAATAGATCAAACGGTATAACTGTTGAGTATGTTGATCCAGCTAATTTAGTATATTCTTACACTGATGATCCTAATTTTCAAGATCTTTATTATGTTGGTGAGGTTAAAATGATACATTTAGCTGATTTACAAAAGCAGTTTCCAGAATTAACACCGGATGAATTAAAAAGAATAGAAAAGTTTCCAGGAACTCAAAATTATCTTAGAAACTGGAATGAATCACCAGACATGGTTGCTGTTTTGTTTTTTGAATATAAAACATATAGTAATCAAGTATTTAAAATAAAACAAACTGATCAAGGTTTAGAAAAAGCTTTAGAAAAAACTGATTTTTTTAATCCTCCACCTAGTGATAATTTTAACAGAGTTTCTAGATCAATAGAAGTATTATATACTGGTGCAAAAGTTTTAGGTATAGATAATATGTTATCATGGGGTGTTTCGCAAAACATGACTAGACCTTTTTCTAACATGACAAAGGTTAATATGAATTATCAAATTTGCGCTCCTAGAATGTATAGAGGACGTATAGAATCGTTAGTTGGAAGAGTAACAGGTTTTGCTGATATGATACAATTAACTCATTTAAAGTTACAACAAGTTATCGCAAGAATGGTTCCAGATGGTGTTTTTGTTGACGTTGATGGTTTAGCTGAGGTTGATCTAGGTAATGGCACAAACTATAATCCACAAGAAGCATTAAACATGTATTTTCAAACTGGTTCTATAGTTGGTAGATCTTTAACTCAAGACGGTGATCCTAACAGAGGTAAAGTTCCTATTCAAGAATTGCAAACATCTAGCGCAAACGGTAAGATACAATCGCTTATAGGTACTTATCAATACTACTTACAAATGATACGTGATGTGACCGGGCTTAATGAAGCTCGTGATGGTAGCACGCCTGACAAAGACGCTTTAGTAGGTATACAAAAAATGGCAGCGGCAAATTCAAACACAGCTACAAGACATATACTACAAGCTTGCTTATATCTAACAGTTAAAGCAGCTGAAAACATATCTTTAAGAATAGCTGATATGTTAGAGTATGATTTATTGGCAGACACTCTTAAAAAATCTGTAAGTAATTTTAATGTAGGTACATTAGAAGAAATGAGTAATTTAAATCTATTTGAGTTTGGTATATATTTAGAACTTGAGCCAGATGACGAAGAAATTGCTAAACTAGAAGAAAACATACAAGTTGCTTTACAATCAGGTCAAATATTTTTAGAAGATGCTATAGATATTAGACAGATTAAAAATTTGAAATTAGCTAATCAAATGCTAAAAGTAAAACGTAAAGCAAAACAAAAAATGGATCAAGAGATTGCGCAGCAAAATATACAAGCTCAATCACAAGCTAACATACAGGCTCAAGAAGCTTCTGCTTTATACGAAGTTCAAAAACACGAAGCAATGGCTGCGTCTAAACTACAAATAGAACAAGGTAAAGCTCAGTTTGAATTGCAAAAAATAGAAAAAGAAGCTCAAATAAAAAAAGAAATAATGGAAATTGAGTTTCAATATCAAAAACAATTAGCTCAAATGGAAAAAGGATATATGAGCAGTAAAGAAACAGAAATAGAAGATCGTAAAGATAAAAGAACAAAAATGCAAGCTACACAACAAAGTGAAATGATTGCGCAAAGAAACAATGACTCAGGCCCTGTAGATTTTGAATCAGGTAATGATAGTCTTGGTGGAATAAATCTAAATGGCTTTGGCCTTTAGATAGTATTATTTATTAATTTTATATTATTATATTATGTCAGAAACAAAAGAAACAAAAGAAGAAGTAATTGCTTCAAATCCTATTGAAACAGGAGAAGCAATTAACGAATCAAAATCAGATTACAAAGTTGATCTAAAAACAGGAACAACTAAAAAACAAGAACCATCTACTGTTACAAAAGTAGATTTAACAAAAAAACAAGAACAAGATGCCGTTCAAGTCGGAGAAACAAAGGAAGTGGTTGTGGGCGAACAAGCCGGAGATAGCCCTAAAGTGGACGAACAAATATCAGAGCCCGTTAAAACTACTGAAAATTTCAAACAAATCCAAGAAATAACAAAGGACGAAGTTAAAAAAGTAGAAACCGTTGTTGAAGAAGCTATAAGAGATGAAAAAGTTTTAGGTAAACAATTACCTGAAAACGTTGAAAAATTAGTTTCGTTTATGGAAGATACTGGTGGTACGGTAGAAGATTACGTAAGATTAAATGCAGATTATTCTAACGTAGACGGTCAAACATTGTTAAAAGAATATTATAAAAAATCTAAACCGCATCTTAACGATGAGGAAATAAGCTTTATCATGGAAGATAATTTTTCTTATGATGAAGAAATTGATGACGAGCGAGAAGTCAGAAAGAAAAAACTCGCACTTAAAGAAGAGGTTGCAAAAGCTCATGGCTATTTGGAAGAACTAAAGGGTAAATATTACGACGAAATCAAGTTGAGACCGGGCGTTACTCAAGAACAACAAAAAGCTATGGAATTTTTTAATCGATATAACGAAAATCAGCAAGTTGCTACACAACAACATGAGGATTTTAAAGCTAAAACTAAACAACTACTCTCTGATGACTTCAAAGGTTTTGAATTCAAATTAGGAGATAAAAATTTTAGATATGGTGTTAAAAATCCTAATGAAGTTATTGAATCTCAGTCAAACATTAGTACGTTTGTTCAAAAGTTTTTGGATAAAGACGGCGCCGTTACAGATCACGAAGGATATCACAAAGCAATATATGCTGCTAGGAATGCAGATACGATAGCACAACATTTTTATGAGCAAGGTAAAGCCGATGCTGTTAAAGATGTAGTTGCTAAATCTAAAAACATTAGCAACGAATCTAGGCCACAGCCTACAGGAGATGTTTTTGTTGGAGGATTTAAAGTAAAAGCTGTTAGTGGTTCTGATTCTCGTGGACTTAAAATAAAAACACGTAAATTTAACAATTAAAATTAACAATTATGGGAATATTAACTCCTCAATTTGGTAGTTTAGTGCCTTCACAGTCACAACAGACTTTGGCTAACAACTACTTAAACTTCAACGGCGCTGCTGGTGGAGGAACATTCGCACAACAATACCTTCCTGAAATTTATGAAGCTGAAGTAGAAAGATACGGTAATCGTACTATCTCTGGTTTCTTAAGAATGGTTGGTGCTGAAATGCCAATGACATCTGATCAAGTAATTTGGTCAGAACAAAATAGATTACACATTGCATACGATAACGTTGCTTGTAATCAAAATCAAACAATCACGTTACCTGCTGGCGTTGCAAACGTATTAGCACCTAACATGACTGTTGTAATTATGGATCCAGCTAATCCATCTGCTACTGTACATGCTATCGTAGGAAATGGTGCTGCTCAAACAGGAAACCAAACCGCTACAGTTTATCCTTACGTTGCTGCTAACCTTGCCGGTTTATCAGCTACTGGGCTAAAACTATTTGTATATGGTTCTGAATTTGCTAAAGGTACTGCTGGTTCTACTGAGAACATCACTCCTTCTTTTACGCAATATGCTAACTCACCTATCATTATTAAATCCAATTATCAAATAAATGGATCTGATACTGCTCAAATCGGTTGGGTTGAAGTTGCTGCTGAAGATGGAACATCAGGATTCTTATGGTATCTAAAAGCTGAAGGCGAAACTAGATTAAGATTTGAAGATTACTTAGAAATGAGTATGGTTGAAGGTCAATTAGCTACGGCTGGTTCTGGTTTTAGCGCTAATCAAGCTTTAATACCTGGATTTGGTGGTGCTGCACCTGTAGTTGCTGCTAAAGGAACTCAAGGTTTATTCTCTGCTATACAGTCAAGAGGTAATGTACTTGCTGGATACGGTGGAACTTTAACTGATTTTGATTCAATATTACAAAACTTAGATTCTCAAGGAGCTATTGAAGAAAACATGCTTTTCTTAGATAGAGCTACAGAATTACAGTTTGATAATATGTTAGCACAACAAAACTCTTACGGAGCTGGAGGTACATCTTACGGTGTATTTGAAAACTCTGAAGAAATGGCGTTGAACTTAGGATTTTCTGGTTTTAGAAGAGGTTCTTATGACTTCTACAAAACTTCATGGAAATACTTAAATGATGCTTCTACAAGAGGTGGTTCTGGAAACTTCACTGGTGGTGACAACATCGACGGTGTATTAGTACCTGCAGGAACAACTACTGTGTATGACCAATTACTTGGTACAAACATACGTAGACCATTCCTACATGTGCGTTACAGAGCTTCACAAGCTGATGATAGAAGAATGAAGTCTTGGATCACAGGATCTGTTGGTGGTGCATTCACTACAACAAATGATTTCATGCAAGTATCTTTCTTATCTGAAAGATGTTTAGTAACACAAGCTGCAAATAATTTCGTATTATTCGTTGCTTAATATTTATGTAATTTTTACCCTCGTTATATCAACGGGGGTAATTATTACTTTTATAAACTATTTAATTATATTATATTATGTCAAAAACAAAAGAAACAAAAGAATTTAACCCAGAAAAAGGCTGGGAAATAAAAGATAGAAATTATTTTCTTACTGGAACAGATAGACCTTTAACTTATACGCTACCTTCAAAGCACTCATCACGTTATCCTTTATTATGGTTTAACGAGCATACAGGAGAGCAAAAAGCTATAAGATATGCTAATAATCAAATGTCTCCATTTGAAGCAGATCAAAAAGGTGAAGTAACAATGTCTCATATTATATTTAGAGATGGTACATTACACGTTCCTAAAAGAATGCAATCATTGCAAAAGCTTTTATCAATATATCACCCTTATAAAGATAGTAGATACACTGAACATTTACCAGTGGCTGAAGCTCAAAATGATTTACACATATTAGAACTAGAAATAGAGGCTTTAAATCATGCTAAAAACATAGGTATAAACGAAGCTGAAGCAATATTAAGAGTTGAAAAAGGCTCGGTTGTATCTGAAATGAGTTCTAAAGAAATAAAAAGAGATATACTATTGTTTGCTAAAAACGATCCAGAATTATTTATTGAACTAGCTAAAGATGATAATGTTCAATTAAGAAACTTTGGAATTAAAGCTGTTGAAGCTAGAATAATATCTTTGTCTAGCGACAATAGAGATTTCAAATGGGCAAGTAATGGTCGTAAACTTATGACTGTACCTTTTGAAGAACATCCATACTCAGCTTTAGCTGCATGGTTTAAAACAGATGAAGGTTTAGAAGTTTATAAAACTATAGAGAAAAAACTCTCTTAACCTGTAATACTAATATAGGGTCCGTTCACTCGGGCCCAATATTATAATAAAAATTGACAAATGGCAATAAACGTAAATACTGTTTATAAAACAGTCTTATTAATACTTAACCAACAGCAAAGAGGTTACATGACACCTGACGAGTTTAATAAAGTCGGTGCTCAAGTACAACTTAATATGTTTGAAAATTACGCTAGTGATTTAAATCAACAATATCGTGTTGCACAAAACGATACAGAGTATGCTAATAGAGTTAAAAATATAGACGAAAAAATTGACATTTTTAAAAAAATTGGAACCGCTAACTATAACACAGCGAGTTCATATTTCACTCTTCCTTACGCTACTTCAACACCAGAGTTTACACAAACTATAGCTAACAACGGTGGCGTAACTTACGTTACTACTTATTCAGGTTCTCTTTTTGATAAACAATGGAAAGTTACAGCTAATAATGTTGAGGTTTATAATTATACTTTTACGCAAAGTGCAACTAGTACAACTTTTGTTTTTACGTCAGCGCCAGCTGGAGCTTTAGTGTTTCAGTTGTTTGATATAGATTTATATAGACTAGGGACTGTTATATATAACGACGCTACTAAAGTACAGATGATAGACAGAAATGAATGGTATTTAATTAAAAGAGCTCCTTTGGTTGCACCTACAACTTCTCAACCTGTGTTTTTGTATGAAGATAAAAAAATATATATTTATCCTTCTTCTATAATAAATAGCGTACAAGTTTCTTATATTAAAAAACCAACAAACCCTATATGGGGTTATGTGCCAGGGGCTTTAGGACAGTTTATTTACAACGAACAAACATCTACTCAATTTGAATTACATTCATCAGAGCAAACAGAACTAATATTAAAAATATTAATGTACGCTGGTGTTATTATAGAAGATCCAAACTTAGTACAAATAGCTTCACAAAAAGTACAAGGTGATGATTTAAATGAAAAAAGCTAATAAATGGGACTACTTACAGAAAATAATTTACAATACTACGGAGGAACTCAACTGTTTACTCAGAATGCTAATACGCAAAACTTTGTTAGTACATTTGACACTGAGTTAGTGTTTACTACAAACAATCCTACTAACACAAATTATTCATTAAATAATTGCGAGCTATATCAAAGTGCAGATCTAGGTGTCACGTGGACGCCTTATAATACATTAGCTAATGCAAATTACACAGCTACTTTTAATCCCTTAACTAATACTGTTACAACAAATACAGCAATAGCTGCTGGAACTTGGTTTATGATACAGTTGAGGCAAACTGCTATAGAAAACAACTACGGAAGTTACGAGTATATTAGCATTGGTGATATAGTTAATAACTACTTAGTGGCATACGTTGGTGAAGGTAAACTAGTGCCTAATGTAAAAAGAACAGATGTTATATTTCATGCTAAGCGTGGATTACAAGAATTTAGTTATGATACTTTAAAAAGTATAAAGTCAGTTGAATTAAGTATACCTTCTAGCTTATCATTAATAATACCACAAGATTATGTTAATATAGTAAGATTATCTTGGATAGATCAACTAGGCGTTCAAAGAATAATATACCCTGCTAATAATTTAACTACAGCTCCTTATTCAGCTTTATCACAAGATCAAGCTGGTTTTCCTATACAAGATGCTAATTCTAATAACATAGAAGTTCCACCAACTACCGTAGAGAGATGGAACCAAGCTGATACAAGAAAAATAACAGGAAACTACACGTGGAACGCTGCATATAATACAGACGCTTGGTTAGATGGCTATCCTATGTTATGGCAACAAGCTGTTGGTGAAAGATATGGTTTAAATCCATCAACTACACAGGTAAATGGTTGGTATCTTATAGATGAAAGAAGAGGTACTTTTAATTTTTCAAGTAATTTAGCTAGAAAATTAATAGTATTAGAATACATATCAGACGGGCTTGCTACTGATTTAGATACTAAAGTACCTAAGTTAGCAGAAGATGCAATGTACGCGCATATAAATCACTCTATATTAGCTAGCAGAATAAATCAACCTGAATATATAGTTCAAAGATATAAAAAAGAAAGAAGTGCTAAACTAAGAAATGCTAAGATAAGATTATCTAACATAAAACTTGATCAAATTGTTCAAGTAATGAGAGGTAAATCTAAGTGGATTAAAAATTAATACATGGCAGAAATTAAAAATACCTTTTTAAAAGGTAAAATGAATAAAGATTTAGACGCTAGACTTGTTCCTAATGGAGAGTATAGAGAAGCAACAAACTTACAAGTGAGTAGATCAGAAGGATCGACTGTTGGTGAGTTTGAAAATATTTTAGGTAGTCAAGCTGTTGCATCTACTGGTAATGAAAACATAAAAATTATAGGGTATTTTGCTGATAAAACTAATGACATAATATATTTTTTTGCTACAGATTATTATAATAACGAAACACCTGTTGTTAGGGCTGCTAACACAAACATATGTAGAATATACTCATATAACATAAATACTAACATAACTTCGTTATTAGTAAGTGGTTATTGGTTAAACTTTAATCAAGCATTTCCTATTTACGGTGTTAACTTGCTTGAAGAATTACTTTTTTGGACAGACAATTTAAATCAACCAAGAAAAATAAATATAAGCAAAGCAAATCCTACAAATTTAGCAACACCTACTTATTATTATAATGAAGACCAAATATCTGTAGCTAAATACTATCCGTTTGAGCCTATAGTTGCTATGGAAAGAAATTCATATACAGTAGATGGCGCTGTAAACAATAGTAATTTAGTTGTTTTAGACTCTGCAGCTACTAATGTACAGATAGGAGATATTGTTAGTGATAGAATTAAAACAGGTGCAATAATTATAAATTCTTTAATTACTGTAATTGAGATAACAGCAAATAAAACTGTTAAATTATCACAAGCTGTAACTTTAGCAGACGGTTTTAAAATAGATTTTAGTAGACCTTCTATGGAAAACCAGTCTAGTGAGTATGTTAGCAACTACAGTTTAATAGAAAGTTATGCTGTGGCTAGTGGAGCCGCTGGTTCTAACATAACTATAGCAACTAGTTTATTAAATAGCACACCAACAGTAGGCATGTATGTTACTTGTCCTACAAACGCCGCAGCAATAGCAAGCAGCGGTCTTGGCGCTACACCAGCTAATACTGGAGTTATAACTTCTGTAACTATTAGTGGCACCAACACAATCATAACTTTAGATGTAGCAAACACTATAGCATCATTTACACCTTTTCCAGATTTACTAGTAGGCAAAAACCCTAATTATAATCCTCAATGGAAAGGTGATCCAGATTTATTAAAACAAGAATACGTAAGATTTAGTTATAGGATTAAATTTATTGACAATGAGTATTCTTTAATGGCTCCTTTTAGTCAAATAATGTTTATACCTGAGCAATATGGTTTATTCGGTAAAGGTATAAAAACACAACTAGAAGACATGAACGACGCTTATCAAAGTACTATAGTGTCATGGATGCAAAACAATGTTGATAATATATTGCTGAGAATACCTATACCAAAAATAATAAAGTCTAATCAAGTTTTAGCAACAGCAGCCAATGCTACTGCTTTGATAGAAAGCCTTCACGTTAAGTCTATTGATATATTGTATAAAGAGTCTGATTCTTTAGCTGTAAAAGTTCTTGACACTGTGCAAATAACAAGCGCCACAACATTTACATCTATAATATATGAAGACTTAATTCATTTTAATAATACGGTTAAGTACCTAGACTATAATTACGAGTCTAGTAAACCTTATAAGACTTTACCAGAAAATCAAACCGTTAGAGTATACGACAAAGTACCTATACAAGCATTATCACAAGAAATAATTGGAAATAGAGTTGTGTATGGTAATTATGTAGATAAGCATAGTAGTCCTTTGGCTGCTAATTATGGTGTTATTATAGCTGATAAATCTGTAGTTTATGATAACTATACTCAATTCCCTAATAGCTCTTTAAAAGAAAACAGAACTTATCAAGTTGGTTTAGTTTTATCAGACAGATATGGTAGACAATCAAATGTTGTTTTATCTACTCAAGACGACAATCCTAATCAACCTGGTTCTACAGTGTTTTCATCTTATAAAAAATATTTAGATAACGATGTATTTAATTGGTTAGGTGATGCTTTTAGAATTACTTTTAATGAAGCTATCCCTGTTGATAATCCTGGTCCTGGTATATGGAACGCTATAACAACTCCATTAGGTTGGTTTTCTTATAAAACCGTAGTTAAACAACAAGAGCAAGATTATTATAATGTTTATTTACCAGGTTTTGTAAATGGTTATCCAGTAATAGAAAACATAGAGCAAAACGAAACCGCGTTTACTGTTTTAACTGGTGATAATGTAAATAAAGTACCTAGAGATTTAACAGAAGTTAGTGGTCAACAAACTCAATTTAATAGTAGCGTTAGATTATTTGGAAGAGTAAACAACCCAGATTTAAACAATAAACAAACTGGAACACCAGTTATACCATATACAAATCATTCAACTCCTTGGAACCAACAATATTACCCTAATATAAGTTCTGAGTTTGTAAGAAATATTACAACAATACAAGATGGCGAGATACAAGCGTCACCTTTTCAAGCTGGGGTAACTGCTGGTGCTTTTGATAATGCTACAGGTAAAATACCTTGGGGTACTACGCCTGGAGGCAGTAATAATGACATGGCTCCATTGTACAATGCTGATGCTAATCCTTATTTTGCAGAGCTAAGCGTAGGTCAAAGAGTATTAGAAACTAATGACACAGACCCTGTAAATGCTTCAAGGAATAGAAGTAATCAACTAGGTGCTATATGTACAATTAATGCGGCTGGATCTTCTGGCGCAATAATTACTATGCAGCCTTTTTTAACTATATCTGAGACAGATCCTACGGTTTCTTTGTTAGATATATTTTGGGAAACATCTTCTACTGGTAATTTAGTAGATTTAAACGCTGCTATTGATGCTCAATACGAAGGGCTAGTTACAACAACAGACACAGAATTATCTTTCTTTGAAGATGCAGAGCCTGAAACAGCTATTGATGCTAGTTTTAGTTTTGTTGATGGTGGAGGAACTCCTAGAAATAACTTAAATTCTGCAGTCATAACAACTATAGTAGATAGCGCAGGTAACGCTGTAAACAACAAAACTTTTGAATTAAGACTTAATACTGGAGGTAGCGCTGGTACATACGGCTTATACACTGGTGACGCGGCTACTACAGGTTTAGATGCTTATTTTTGGTACGGAACTAATTCTCCTCAAGTAAATAATTATACAATAACATTTACAACTAATTACACAGCGGGTAGTGGAACTGTTTATTCTGATACTATATCTACAATGAATGTTAAGGTTAAAAATAGAGCTCCAGAAACTTTAGTAGGAAATCAATGTCCTATAACTTTAACTGGAGTTGACGCGCCGTCTGTAAACGATACTAATATATTTAATTTTATAACTGGTGAAACAGTTGGAGGAACTGCCGCGTACGGTAAATGGGTTAATGGATCTGCGGATGTTAATAATTATCAGCAAGAATTAGTATTTAGTATTATATCTCAAGTAGATACTAATGGTGCTGTAAATATATTTGAATTTGCTACGCCATCTAACGGCGTGTTAACCGTTAAATCAGGATCATCATTGGTTACAGGGCAAACTTACACTATTAACGTAGGTGTAACAGATAACAATGGAATAACAACAGGCGCTACAGGTTATACAGGCATACAAAGCAATTGCTCTTTATCATTTACTGTAGGTGCTCAACATATAAATAGGGCCCCTTGTAACGGACCAATACTTACTGGATTAAACATTGGTTGTGGAAATTATAGACAAATATGGGCTTTTGTCAACAGTGCTTTAGAAACTGGAGTTGGTGGTGGTTTAGGAACATACCCTTCAACAGGTATACCTACTATATTTTATGGCACATCAAACAATTATACTTATTACAATGTAGCAAATAAGTATAGCGGAAGTATAATAGGTAGCACTACTAGCGGAGGATTAAATTCTGGGGCTAGAATGTATATAGAACCTACGCTTAGGTTCACATCAGCACCAGCTACTGATGAAGGAGCTAATGTTTATTACACTATACAGTATAGACAAAACTCGCAATCATCTTGGTCGCAAGCTGTTTATTATAAAATACAACAAAATGGTGGCGCAATAGTCACAAGTGCAGGGACTGTAGGTACAGCGAATTATTTAAATGGAGTATATTTAAGTGGAGCAGCTACAGATTACAAAACAAAATATTGGTTTGAAGTAGCTGGTGAATACAGAGTGTTGTCTTCTTATGTGCAAGGTCCAATATGTTCTACAGGATCAGCAAGTACAGTTACATTTTTTCCAGACTTTGGAGATGGTGAATATACTAACCAATGTAGTTTAGGTCCATTGTAAAAAACAAGTAAAAACAAGTAATAATTAATATATGGCAGTTACTATTGAATTAGGTTATTTTAATACCTTTGCATTAAAGAGATTAGCTAGCACAGCAGTGCCGCAAGTAGCTGACCCTAATGAAGACTGGTTTATTGAAGAATCAAGAATAAAAGGTGGTTATAATAATACAACTGTTGACTTTGGAGTTAAGGCTTATTTAGTTGAAGAAGAAGCTCAATCATCTACTAGAGCTAATTCTTTAATATATTCAGGTGTATTTAACTCACGAACAGGTATAAACCAAACTAATCAATTTAGTGTAGCAGAAGAAATAACTAGAAGCGTAGACCCAATAGGTGGATCAATACAAAGATTACACGCAGAAGACACAAACCTTATAGTATTTCAAGAAAGAAAAGTTAACAGAGCTTTGATAGATAAAGACGCTATATATTCAGCTGAAGGTTCTGCAATAACAACTACCGCTAATTTAGTTATAGGTCAAATAACTCCTTACGCAGGTAACTGGGGTATTGGTACAAATCCAGAATCTTTTGCCGTTTACGGTTATAGAAAATACTTTGTTGATAAAAATAGAAATGCTGTATTAAGATTATCACAAGATGGTATTACTGAAATATCTAATTACGGTATGAGTGATTACTTTAGAACACAATTATCTACTATTACATCTACAGGAACTTTAACCGGAGGTTATGACATACATAATCAAAACTATATATTAAATATAGTAACTGAGTATGGTTCTTCTGATTACCAAACATTGTGTTTTGATGAAAGAAGTATTGGTTGGACAACATTTTATACATACAATCCTAGCTTTATAACTAGTGTAAAAGGTAATTTATATACTAGTAAAAACGGTAAATGGTATCAAAGTTATGTAAAAGGAGCCCCTAGAAATAAATTTCATGATGACGCAGTTTCAGCGCCTAGTGAAGTTAAATTTATATTAAATCCAGCTCCTGATAAAATGAAAAACTTTAACACAATAAGTTACGAAGGAACTAACGGTTGGGAAGTTACATCTATATTAAGCGACGAAACAGGACTTGATTTAAATGTAGATGAAGATGCTTGGGAAATATCAACTGACACAGCTTCAACAATATGGAGTTATAATCAAGGTCAATACACAGATGGCGGAGTAGTACAATATGCTGGGTTTGCTAGAAAACAAAACAAATACGTAGCCGCTATAAAAAGTAATACTCCAGCTCAACAAGATGAAGTTATTTTTGGCGACTCAATGATGGGTATAAAAGGTTATACAGCTTTAGTTACAATGAGAACAGACATTGGAAGAGATGTAACAGCCAATGGGCAAACACAAACGTTATTACCTACGGCTGTTGGTCAATTAAAAGAATTATTTTCTGTGGGAAGTACTTTCTCACTGCAATAAAATTATATGAAATTAAATATTAGAAAAATACAACATAACGACTGGGATACTTTAGTTTCTTGGTGGTTAGAATGGAGATACTGGAAAGTGGCTCCACCTAAAGATTTTTTACCAGACAATGGAACTGGTGGGTTTATGGTTGAAAAAAATGGTATACCTATAGTTTCAGGTTTTTTATATTTTACTAATTCACAAGGTGTTTTATTAGAATGGATAGTATCAAATCCAAACTACAGAGATAATGACAGAAAAGATGCTATAATTCTTTTAATAGATACAGCAGAAGAGTTTATAAAAAAACAAGGTAAATCTTACATATTCAGCATAGGTAGAAACAAACATTTAATAAAAATACATAAAAAGTTAGGTTATTCTGTAGATGAAAAACCTTCTTATGAAATAATAAAAACAATTTAATATGGCAGCAGTAACAGCAGCGGTCGCTGGCACAGTAGGTGGCGCAGTAGTTAAAGGCATTGGAGCTAAAAAAGCAGCAAGAAGAGCAGGTAGAAAAGCCGCAGCTGCACGTAGAGCTATTGCAGACTTAGAAAATGGGAGACAAGAGGTTATAAATCCTTTTGATAACATGGAAGGAGTTTCAGATATGGCTCAAAACTTAACTGGTATGATGTCTAATCCTATGGCTAACCTAGGTGTGGCAACTCAAGCAGCAGAGATGCAAGCAGAAGAGGCAGATATAGCACTAGCAAACACTCTAGATACACTAAGAGCCACAGGGGCTGGTGCTGGAGGGGCTACAGCGTTAGCACAAATGGCGCTTAAGAGTAAACAAGGTATAAGCGCTAGCATACAACAACAAGAAGCGCAAAACCAAAAATTAAGAGCTCAAGGAGAGCAAAACTTACAACAAAGACAAGTTGCTGAAGAACAAAGAGTACAAGGTGTAGAAATGAACGATGCTATTAGATTACAAAACGCTGAATCGCAAGGTAGAATGTTTGAATTTAACACACAAGAAAGTAGAGATAATACTAAGCTTAGCAGATTATATGGTCAACAAGCAAACGCAGAAGCTAATCAAGCGCAAGCAAGAGCGTCAGGTGTTAATGCTTTAGCAGGTGGATTAAGTGGTATAGGCAATTTAGCAACTTCAGGTGCTTTTGGTGAATTTCCACCTCAATAATAATAAAAACAATGGCAAAACAAAATCAAGCAGGTTACCCAGTAACAGTAATAAAACCTTTTGACGAAAGAGAAATACAATCTATAGCAGCGCCTTTTGTTGCTTTAGGAAACGCATGGCAACAAGGTCAAGATGCTCTTACAGCAAAGCAAAAAGCTATACGTAACAGAGAGGCTACAATGTACGAAACTGCTTACAAAAGTTTAGGTAAAATAGAAGGCGTTGATTACGCCACCTATGATGATAACATGAGAAAGTTTTTTGATGGCAAAGTAGATGATTATGTTAAAATCAAAAACAATATTGATTCAGGTCTTATAAATCCTCAAGAAGGCGCTAGGTCTTTAGCTTATATATCTAACATGATAGATGAATATAAAACTTTAGCACCAAAAGTTTTAGCTCAAGCTAAATACATGATGGACAATGGAGCTGGAGGTAATAATTTACTATCAAAATTAAACGATCCTAATTTAGAAATATTATTTTCAAAGTTATTAGAAGGATCTGGTGAGGTTACTTTAGCAGAAGATAATAGCGGTAAAATGTATTTGAAAGGGTCAGGTAAATTAGATGGAGAAGATTGGAACTATAATTTAAACTTAAGTGAGTT